AGTAGCTTTTACATCGTCATAATCAACGTCCCCATACTTGTCACGAGTTTGAGTCCACCACTCGTGAAGAGTGTCTTCAGTCATCTGATTATTTCTAATTTGTTCGGCGTACAATTCAATGAAGTGATTAGCAGCCTTTTCGATTTGATCTTCCATAGTGTTTTGCCAGATAATGGTTATTCAACAATAAGTGCCTTTTCAGGGGCAAGGTGGGGGTATCCTTTTCTGGATTACTTACAAATCCGGCATTTATAAAATCCACATTGACTGGGAGTATCGCCATTCATCCCAAGACGCCTATGAGGTTGCTCAGTATTTCAGTATATTGGGGTTCTAATTAACCTACATACTTAGATGTTTGATTTTTACTTTCAGTCAGGTGAGTTTGGCGGATCAGGTGGAACAGACTGGTGGAGTGTTAGTGCTACTTTTTTGGGTTCTTTGATTGGGGCAGGAATTGGTGTTGGAGGTGCTATTTGGGTTTTTAAAAAAGGTAAAGAGGTTGAAGCACAGGTAAGAGAAGAAGAAAAACTACGAAGAGAACAACAGCAAATTCAACATTTTTATTTTTTGATAAGAGAATCTTTGGCAACTATTAAAGCAAATTTTGATGGTTTAGATTCTATGAGAGAAGGTTACGAAAAAACTTCTAAAACATATTTCCCTAAATACGTATTACTTGAAAACAATTTCCTCACAAGATTAATTGATAAAATCAATCAAGATTCTCTATATGAGACATTAACTAACCAGTCGAATATTTCTAGAATAAATAGTATTTATGCTCTGATTGATAATATCAAAATGCAGTATAGCAAATTAGAAAAATTAATGCAAGATGCAACAAAAGAAGATTTTTCTTTAAAGATGAAGTTTATTGAAAGCTTTCAGAAAAATATTAATTATGCTATGGAAACATTGGTTATTGAATCACCAGATACTATTACATACAAAAACACTCAAGAAATTTTAAGAAAATATACCGACAATGAAATAAATACATGTACGAACGATGGAAAAGTAGATTTTTCTCTTTATGATAAAAAAATTATCATCCCTTTAATACTAGCTATTACAGACGGGAACGAAATCCAAAATAAAAGATATTTAAAGCAATTAATGCAATTAAAAAAATGCAGAAGTTTACTTACACCTTTAGTATCGCATAATGAGCAAGCCTATTTAGCAATACATGATATTAAAAACAATATAGAAAAAACGATATCTGAATTAAAACCTTTGATATTCAATGAAACCAACTGAAAATCAAATCGAAAAAGCCATTGAGGAGATTAGGAAGAAACTCGATCAACTTGGCATTACCAAAGCGGCTAATTTCCCCCAGAAGGAAGGTTACACTGAGGCTGTCGACATCTTAGCCGAGGATCGACAAACCTACGAGGGCATTGATAAGCTTGAAACCGTACAGGGGCGAGCGATTGCCGTATTGGCGGTGGATTTCCTCAACGGCGAGTGTGACCAAAAGATGCTTTGCGGCGTACCTTTGAAATAAGGATGGGAAAGGACTTACTATAAGCTATTTAAAATTTTCTTGCAAAAGTAAGACCTATAGAGAATGAGTGATTCTCTTTAAACAAAGGCTCTTCAAAACCTTTATTATATGTTAAGTTCAACCCAAAGAATGGATGAAAATAAATATCAGCCTTTATGGTATTATAAAACAGTCTGTTGTGCAATAAATCTCCAGATTTATCACTAAAAATCCAATTATATTTAAATCTACCTGAAATTTTTATTACTTTAAACTCCATGTCATTTCCTTCGACTTTTGCACTAGCTTTTATTAATTCTCCTTTTATAAACAAGGGAAAAGTAAGCCTTCCATAATACGCTTTATCTTGCTCAGGATTTGCTCTAAATCCATTTGCAATAGATGCTCCAATGATTGCATGAAATCCCCCATTTTGCCATATTTCATAGTCAATCAATGGTGAAAATGAAAAGTAAGTTAAACTTTTCTTCAAATCCCTACTACTTACAAATTCTGGACCCATTTCGCATAAAAAAGTAAAAACACCAAGGCTAGTCTTTTCAAAATCATAGGCAAACCCATTCATCAATCCTAAAGATATATTATTAGGAGAGCTGGCTATAGATGTACCTACATTTATATCCATAGTGGGCTTAAAATAATAACCCCACTTACTTCCCTTAAAAGGTCTATTAACAAAATAAAATCCACCAGCCGATTCGGAAACACCCGGAGTTCTATTAAGATCTATTAGAACATTAAAAGATGTTGAATCATCTCCGACGTATGTCTTACCATAACCTATGGAAAATATATTATCTTGCCCAAAAGCGACAAAATCGATCATAAATAGAACCAGATAAATCAATAGTCTTTTCATAGGATAGGCAATACAATAGGATTATATAATGCATCAATATAATCAATGACACTCTCAACAGTTGTTAAGCTTGCATACAGCTTATTTGTCAACAAAGTTGAACTTATCATTGAGAATTTTTCACCCAACCTTCTACCTAGTCTTGCTTTAGATGACGATGAAATGTATTTATCCAATCTAGCCGGCACCTTTATTTCATCAACAGTGTATCTACTGTTTTGGGAAATCACCTCAATTACAGCTTTAGTAATCTCATCTTTTGTCATTATTAACATAGGTTTTTGTTTCTACCTATGCAATAAGCTAAATCTCAGAAGCAATTTGAATACCTATTTATAGGTAAATCGTAATCCCTTGTCAATTCTACCTTCGTTGAAATTATCGCGGATAAAGTAGGGTTGACTTTTAGCCCTAAGCAGCCGTTTCCGGTTCTGATCCACCCAGTCAGTGAAGCCCTGCGGCATTTCAGTAACCAGGTTCCCCGATTTGAATTGAGAAAGGTCTTCTCCGTTGAGGATCATTTGGGTAAGCGTACGCATCTCCTCGGACGTGGCAAGGATAGAAACAACGTAGCATCTGCAGTTAGGGTGCCAGCCGACGAACTTAAAGTTTTTAGGGTACCTGCCCTTCAACGGTTCGCAGACATCGCAGGGATACGGATTGTTTGACCGGCGCACCTCAATTCCGACTACGAAATCAAGCTGATTCCAGCGCTCATGATCCGAGGCCCGGTAAGCCATATTAATTTCCGTCCGGGTCATGCGTTGCGCGTTCTTATACGAACTACGATATACGCCCTGGCCGGGATGGTAGGCTTTGGCCGCTTTAGAGAGCACCAGCTGGCCACGCTTGTTGCGCACCCGGCGAAAGAGCTTGTCTGGCTCGTTGAGGTATTCGCGGACATCGCGGCTTAGCTCATCAGCAGACCGGCCCTCCCCGATGCCGATGTCGAGAGCCAGCTCCATTTCTTCCTTGAACTGTTGGGTATAGTTCCAGACGCGACTGGACAGATTCATTCCGGACACTTTTCGTTTTTGGAAGGTGGCAAGGGCTGAGAGGTTCTGAGCCTCGTAGCGGGCTAGCAACTTGGCGGGAATCTTCGTCGTATCGAGTACCGAGGCCACCAACGCATCGTTTTTCAAATTGGCAAACTCCCATTCTGCCTGAGTGCCTTCCAGCGTCACAGCTTCGATTCGTTCAGCCATATCGGCTAAGAGCTTCTTTACCTGTTCTCGTATTACCGGATAGTCATCAAAGGAAAAAAGCTTCTCAGGGTCAACTTTTAGCGATTTGCCTAAGCGGGTTATTTCCCTGACCACTGCCTCATAAATGGCCGTAATCCGATTGGCGTACTGCTCAGTACGCATGAAGTGCCGAAGCTCCCAGTCAGATACTTTGAACGCTTGTTTGGCCATTAGAACGCGGATTCGGTGACATCAAAACTCCGCTCCTGCTGGCTTTCTACCTGCATTTGCTTCATCTCCTCATCGACGTTATCAACCAAGCCGGAAAGAGCCGTAGCGGTCTTCTTTGAGATGAGCGGTTTTCCGCCGTTGGCCGTCACCAAACGGCTCACCAGACCTGCCTCATCGTCAATGATGAAGGGTTGAATCTCGGTTTCGATATCAATCGCCGAAACGTCAGCCTTTAGGCTAGTTGCCATCATGCCCACGAAGGCTTTCACGATATTGGTACGACGCTCGAGGTACGCATCGAAGACCCGTTGCTTCTTTTTGACCTTCAAGTGGGCATCGAGAAAGAGCATTTTAAGTGCTACGCCGCTGATTTCTCCTAAACCTTTCACCGCCTCAAAAGAAATGTCAGGCGTTTGGGTCAATGAGAATAAAAACCGGAGCAGCGTTTCGATTTCAAGCTTAATAGCCTCCGGGGCATGGTTCCAGGAAAGGTATTCAGCTTTGGCCCCGTTTTTGGCTTGAAGCAGCTTACCCGTTTCGCCCTTTTTAGCCATGTTTGTCAGCTCACCAGTAACTAAAATCGTCGGGGATCCGTGGTAATCGTCTGTATCGGCAAAGTTGGAAAGCAAATATTCTAGGCGTTTAATGATCGATTCAACGTTTGACCATTCGACCTCCTTCTGACGGCCGTATACAATGGGTATTTTGCCAATGACGTTGTTCTCCCGGGAAACTTCCTCCCACTCACCTGCAGCCCCTTCTTTCCAGATAATCTTTTCGGCTTCCGTGTAAGTTTCGAAGTAGTTGATCTTTTTGCCTTCGTCATCGAGAAGGATATAGGCTCGACTGAAAGCGATCATATCGCCCGTTTCGTCAAAAAGCGGATACAGCTCGTTCCCGTCCCAGGGATTAAATGCCATAACCCGAAGCTTGAAGGGCGTTTTAAAGCCGTAATCCTCGTGCTCAGCGTCTTTCTTAACCGGAAACCAGCACTCCGCCACTTCCGTGGATTTGAACATCTCTAGGGCGATTTCTGCGTTGAAGCTGGAAATTTTATTATCCTTGAAAATGCGGTTGATTGCTCCCAGCACCTTCTTTTGTCCTTCTCCCTGGGGATCGCAGACTACTTTAGGAGGAAGACCAAATAGAAAGCTTACCGCCCGCTCGGTGATAAGCTCCTGGAATGAGAAACCTAAACGATTCACTTTCTCGACGCCACCATCGGCTAAAGGTTTATCAGGACGTTTGGCCGTATCAAACACCTCATGCCGCTTAACGTCGTATTGCTTTTTAAACTCTTCTACCGTGGGAAGTGTGCGTTTACCTTTCAGCAGCTCGACTGCTTTTTTAATATCCTTGCCTTTGACGATTGCGGCTTTTAAGTCAGTTAGGTTCATAGCTGTGATTAGAAAAACATTCCGGTTAAATTCTGAGGTGCTGATACAGTAGCTGGGTAGAAGGTGTTAGCCAGGGCGTCAAATTCATCCGGTGAGCGGCTTAGACGTTTGACTATTTCGTCTTTCGGTTCGATGATGATGGAGCCATTCGATTGAAACTTCCATTTGATTTCAGTTGCTTCCTCCAGCAGTGAAGCCCTTGGAGGAAGCATGGCGTTCTGGTTATTACGAGGGTTAAGCCAATCCCGTACGGCCCAGAACAGATAAGCCCGCATATTGGCAAATTTGTACTGGCCTGTGACATCGGTTAGGAGTTCTTCGCTTTCGTCCTTAGCTGCTTCGCTGTACTTACAAGAAGCGATTTGTTCGACTAGGCCCAACTCTTCCAGACGGGAGTACACGCCAGCTCCTTCGCCGATGGTATCGATTAGGGCAATGGCCCGTTTATCTTTATCCAGATGATGCTTCACGGCTCCGGCAATTTCCATGTGGTTAGCCCGGCCGCCGGAGTTCTTCTTCCGGATCTTGCTTACGATGTTGTCATGCCGATGAACGAAGCAGGAACTATCTCGGCCCATGCCTGCTACGTCAACGCCGATACGCTGCAGGCCCGGATACTGATTGACGCGGTAGGTTTTATGGTATTTTTCCCAGCGTTGGTTAGCCAGTTCAATCCACTGCTCGGGTATCAACGAGTCCTCGCCTACTTTAGGAAATTTGCCAAGAATCTTAATTCGGCATAAGTCCTCGGGGCGGTATAGCTTACCGTCGAACTCGAAATCGTCTTCTTCCTCGGTGAACTCGTCCGGGCGTATTTCTTTGGCCCAGAGTTCCAGCTTATCCTTCACCCACTCGTAATCAACCTGACCCGGAATGATTTGCTTTTTGGCCAGTACGTTAGGCGCGGAAAGAGAGGAAAGCCGGAACCGGGACCAGCGTTCGCCTTTCTGGCTTTTAGCGGCGTATCCGATCGTAGTGTTAGGGTTGAATACGATCAGGATCCGGGAGTTGCCTTGTAGGTTACCTTCTATAGCTGCAAACGTATCGTCTGAAATACCAGAAGCCTCCGTGATAGCGAACATGGTGTTTACGGCATGAAAGCCAGACCATGCCTCGTGATTGTGTTCATCCGCTTTAAAACCCGTGAGAAACCACTCTTCGTTATCGGTTCGAATGTCGTAGGCGTTAAGCCGACCCGGGAACAGCACCCCGTTTCGCTTGGCCCGGTTGAAAAGCCGCGAAATCTCAGGCATCATGATGTTTTTCACCTGACGATCGGTCGGAGCCGTAAGGGCTACTTTCGTGTTTTCGATAAGCTCTTTGCCTCGCCATTTCGGCGTCAGGTACATAAAGCAAATCGCGGCTACGGCCGTTACGAAGTCTTTACCGCGAGCCGTACCAGATGCCACGGATGTACGCGGATTATGTTGTACGCTGGAAAGTATAGCTTCCTGCTCTTTGTCCAGATTAACGCTCAAAGCTTCTCGGGCAAATTTGCACCAGTCCTCTGTCCAAGCACGGACCTGATTCTCTCCCTGCTTTTCGAATTCCTGTTCACTCATTTTACCTGGTTTACTTGCTGTAAGAAATCACCAAACCCCTTATTCAGACTCTCTCCTTTCGTGGTATGATCCTGCTTGACTGGGGCGTCGTAACCCATTACCTTTCGAATGCCTTCCAAGGCTCTGAGCTTGTCCCAGAGCTTGATCTTTTTAGTCTCGCCAATAGGAATGCCCATTTCCTTCATTTCTTCGGTCTCGGAGCTAGCCAAGGCGGCGGCTTCATCTTCGGTTAGATCTACTACCTCTTTAAGCGAACCATTTTCATTGAAATAACACCGAAGATCAGCGAAGGCAATTCGAGCGTATTCAAGCAGCACCCGCTCTTTATTGATCAAGTACTTATTTTCAAGCTGCTGATTAAGCTGGGATTTTCTTTCCTCGATATAAGCTTTGATGTGTGGACGTTGAAGCAGCTGGGCAGCCTGCTCATTGGCCGTCCGAAGCGAATAGCCGGCACGGATAGCCGCCTGAGTACCGTTCAAATCAATCAGGTACTCATCGCAAAACCGCTTCTGTTTTTCCGATAATTTAACTTCTGCCATGGCGTCTTTCCTCCATTAGGCTATTCATGAAATCTGTAATTTCCTGAAGGCACTTGCAATCAAAGAGTGTATGGGCCTCAGGTAATAAGGTGTACTTCCGCCAAGCGCCGTAGTATTTGATCTCTGCCAGCTTATTGCCGTATCGCAGACTCTGCACTTCAAATATTTTCGTCTTCCCTGTGTCCCGAATCTGGACAAACTTGAGGTAGGTTTTAAATGGTGATGACATACTTTTATGCGTTTCCCTTTTTTCTCGTACAAACCCAAGCAAAGGCAACCGTGCAAACCACCATACCCGCGAAAGACGTGATTGCCAAATAGTATTCGTGCTCCATAGAGGTTTCATTTAACAGTTAAGATGATTACTCCCGCCCCCACCAGTACGCCGCCAGCCCCTTTAAGTTTGCCAACCAGCTTAAGGCGTTTAATCTGCCGGCGTAGATCGGCTTCATTCATTTTCCAGAGCCGGCGGTCAAGATCACTCAGCTCGTCAGCAAGGCCGCGGCCCCGCTTTTCAAGTTCAAGGGCCATACGAGTAGCTCTTAGGGCTTCACTGCTGGCGAAGGCCACCGGTTTTATAGCCTCGTATAGAATGGCTGAGTCCTCTAAGGCTCTTAGGTACCACTCGTCAACGAGAACCTGTTTTTCTGGACTGCTGGGCTTGTCTTGAGCGGTAGATTCGCTCCCTGAGATACAGACGAGCCAGAGAGTCATTGCCGCGGCGAATGCTGTCAGTGATTTCATTGAAAGTGGTCAGTACAGAGTCCAATTGAAAGTTTTTGGCTTTGACGGTATCGGCGATAACGACCCGTAGAGAATCATTTTTCTTCTGCTCAATCAACTTTTCGTTCTTAAGCTTTTCGATTTGCCGACGATCGTAAGCCCGTTTTGCATCAATGCCATAGTACGTGGCTATTGTCATCACAGCGAAAATGATAGCTGCAAAAAGGATGCGGCCTTTATGGTCATCTACCCAGTCCCATATCGCAATCCCCCACTTTTTTAGTAGTCCTTTAGTCCAGGGCCACCAGATTTCACTTACCCATTTAAATATCTTGTTCATCGTCTTTATCGGTTTTAGGTTGTTGGACCATAGCGTCATATCCGCGGCGTAGGGCGGCAATGGCCCGTACCGGATCCAGTTCGAATTTGGTACCCCAGCGGATGAGCAGTTTGGCGATGTTCATCCCCAGAAGGCCCATCATGAAGGCAAAGCCAGGCATAAGAGCCAGTGGAAACACCCACTCTTTGACAACCCAAGGCAAGGCGTTGATCGCTTTTGTGACGATCAGAAGGGCAAGCGGAGTCATGAATATGGCCGTTAGCCCTCCGATGATGATATTGATAAACCCCAGCAGGGCCGCATATCCTAATTCTTTCATTTTGCCGTGTTGTGCTAGGTCTACCCAGAAAGCCATGTTGCCGCCAGCGATCCCGACAAGGGAGCCCACGAGAATAGCTATAAGCAAGGGTAGGTCAATCCCAATAAATTCTTTCATTCTATCAGCGGCTAGCCAGTCTTAGGAGTGGGTAATTAGTTGTAGGGCACGTAGGTAGTCTTCCCGTTTACCTTGGTAGCCTTGAGGATTTCACGTCTGTTGCCCTCTTTTACGAGTGATACATGCACCCAGTCCGGATCTTCGCCCGTACCGAATTCCCAGATGAGCTGATCAAAAGCCAGATACTTTCGGATGTACTCGAATAAGTCCCGATTCTGTACGCCGTTTACGCCCGAGCCAAGGTCCAGATCCATCGCTTCACCTTTTACGTGCTGCGAACTGCGAGCGCCGCCAATAGCAGAATTCAGTTTAGAAGACCGATAAAAGGACGTAACTGGGATCGGTATATTGAAGTGTTCCCGAAGCGGCGTATGCACCCGGTCGGCCACGTAAGCCATTCGTTTCAGCGTCTCAGTGCCAGGTGTATTATCGATGCCTAGTCGAGCCGCCGTAGCACTGGCTGTAGCCTCTTTGTAGCTTACGAAGGTGCTGATCTTTTTCATCAGATTTCAACCGTAAAAGAGTGAACGGTAAGCGGCTCGAGCGTCCGATTGAACGTCTTTCCGTTGTACCGAATAAGTACCTGTTGCGGTTTACCAGCGTTATGGAAGGGCTGACCAGCAGTAGCTACTACCCAGAGTTTGCCCTTTAGATAAGCCGCCCTGATAAAGCCTCGGGGTTCCAAGTGTGCATCTGGATTTGTTCCGGTACGTGGAGTGTCTTTCACCCAGGTCTTGCCACCGTCGAGGCTGAATTCAAGCTGGATGTTGTACTGGGTAGCCGGATTGTTCAGGAACTCGTTATAGGAATACAGACGAACTTTGCCCAGCTCTAAGGCATAGTTTGAGGGAAGCCAGGGGCGGCCGTCGGTCCACAGGTGAGCACCGCCCCCAAAGCGGTAGGTTCCTGTAACACCCGCCCACACCGGGAAGCTCTCCTGAATCCACTCACCTACTTGTAACCAGTTCCAGGAAGTCCAGACTTCGCCGTTATCGTAGTATCGACGTTCTTCACCATTGTCCCCACCTTCATAAACTGGCATGTACCATTCAAATACAGAAGGTTTGTATCCAGCAGGCAGCGTACGCAAGAAGCCATCGGTCCAATCCAGTTTAGCACCGATTGTTTTGATGATTGATTTTAGGCCGTACTCTTTTTCAGAAGCGTAGGGCTTGCCGGAACCGATTACTGATTCATAGTGTGGCGGGTTATCCCATTCCTGTCGCGGCGTACGGAAGTAAGGAACGGTACCCTGCGTAATGTCTACACCTGCTCCGCGGAAAGCTTCAAATCGAGGACCAGGGCCAACGTGTAGCTCTGGCCGGTTGGGACTGCCCCCACCTTCAACGGCGTTATTGCTGTGAGCTCCCGCGTAAACCAGAAAGCGTTGGTTCGGAAATTTCTTACGGGAGTATTTAACCGCCTGAGCGATGGCCTGAACGCCGCCCCAGGTAAAGAAATCACCGCTTTCAAAGTCGAGATCCAGAATTGCCGGGCGGTCACCCCAGCCAACGGCCTGCATGATGCCCATGAGATAGCCAGCCACGCGTTCATTTAGCTCGTGCTGGCTGTTTGGAAATGGATTGGGGTCTTCTTCGCCGTTTGCTAAACGTGGTTTGCGGGGCCAAATATCATCCAAGGCATTCTGGTACATCATTCGGTAAGCCCCGATGTGCTTAGGAATATTGTAGGCTTTCATGAGCTCGCCCATTTGCTCATATTTCAACCCCTTAGGATTCCATTTATCATTATAAGGCCCCCCGTACACCGCATCCAGATTCAGGTGCATATGGGTAATCATGCCTTTGCGGGCAAACTCGGCTTGTACGGGAAACGGAACGTCTGATTGCAGAATGTTGATGGCCCCATCTGCCAAACGGTAAACGGGGATTTGCTCTAATCCTTTAGAAGGGTCGTACTTAATAGCTCGTATTTCACCTTCTTGAGTTTCGGGCTGCGGTTCTACGGGCTTATTAGGCCCGTTAGGCTTTCCCGGCTGGCTGTGCTCGCCAGTTTCATCGGGCTCTTCTACGATTGGAGCTTTGTAGATGAAATCCGCGAAGTTTTCGGTTTCTTTTGGATTGGCGTAATCATTTACGTAGAGCCGTAACGTCTCGCCATCTTTCAAAACCTCCCGTTTATCGTATAAGGATACTTCGATATCACCTTCAGCATCAACTTTCAAACGGCCGTCGTTCCAACCATGAATGAATTCGCCGCCTTTGTAAGCGTCGCCCCTGCTTACTGACCAATTAAAGCGTTCTGCAGAGCCGTAATTGGATAGACCCGCCAATACAGAATAACCGTCCATCTCGGCGTTATGAATCTCAATCTTCTTACTCAGCTCACCCGCTTCGTACGCAAAATCAATGAAAGCTTCTAACCCTTGTACGCCGGGTAGGGCCAGATACAACCGGTAACTTACCCCGTTACGCAGCTTGCTCTTGAAAGGATTAAGGTCGATCTCTACGAAGGTGTTCTTCACTTCTAGGTTTTCCCGATCGCCTTCGATGAACTTAGGGTTGGCTACGTAAGCGTCTCCTTCATAAATCGACCAGTTCAGTTTCGCTCCTTCTTCGACGTTGCCAACCTGGGCTTTGAGGTTCGTAGCATCGCTGGCAAAGAGCTTAATCTTGATTTGCTTACCCGGCGTCTCTCCTTTTACTGCCTGCTGGTACTTATCGGCAGAAATCTCCTGAACGCTGGTCGGCGTTCCGTTTGTCTGCTCAATTGCGAAGTACTTTTTGTCAGCCATTTGCAAATATTTTAACGAGTTCAATACTGTTCATAAACACAAAACAAGCGAATACATAATCAATAAAATCAGCCTATAATTAATTGATTCATAAGCCATAATTAACCAAATAATCTTTCTTATTATAATTATTTATTTATTTCCAAAGAAGTCACTATTTACCATTAACTATCTGATTATTAAATACTTAACACAAACGAAAGTATCAAAAAATATTTGCAAAGTATTTTTTATTTATATTTTTGTGTCCAGCTAATAAAAACACTAATAAGCCAAATAATGAAGGATAAAATAAAGGAGCGACTGAAGGCTAAATTCTCAGGCGTTAATCTTTCAGAAAAAAGGATGGACGCAATTGCGGACAAACTTAAGGTGAGTGAAGAATCTGAAATCGACGATAAGCTGGACGAGCTTAATGAGTTGTTTCCTTTTGCCGATATGGCTAAACACGATGATCGTGAACGTGCCAAAGAAGCCTTCGATAAAAAGAAGCAAGAGCAGCCAAAACCGGACAACGCTAAAGTCGAGGAACCCCAAAAAGAGAGTGGTACGGAAGAAATGCCCGCTTGGTTCAAAGCATACTCTGATAAAGTAGATCAGCGCTTAGGTGCAATCGAAACGGGTAAGCAAACGGACACTCGGAAAAGTAAACTCGCTGAAACGCTTTCTGGCTTTTCGGACACCTACAAGAAGATCGTCGAGAAGAACTTTAGCAAAATGGCCTTCGCCAATGATGACGAGTTCGACGCTTTCTTAGCAGATGTGAAAACTGATGGGGCAGACTTTCAGCAAACAGAAGCTAACACTGGACTTGGCAGCGTCACAAAACCCGCCCAGTCAGGATCTAGCTCTGTTAAGGTGGCATCGAAGGACGATGCTGTCGTTAAGGGCGTAATGAACGCGATTTAAACATGGCAACAACGAATCTCATCAACGATCCAACGTCAATCGTCTCAGGCAAGGACTCTGTAGTTGTTCCCCTGGTACTTGATACCATCCCGGGCGGTCGAACACTGGATGTAACTGGTTTTACGCCTACCGTCATTCAGGCTGGGCATATGATCATCCGGGAAACTGCCACTAAGGAATTTAAACCCATGCCTTTAAACGTTGGAGCCACGGCGTATGCCGCTTTACCAACCGGGCATGAGTACGTTGGTGTTCTGATTTCCAGCATTCCAACCAAAAAAGCAATGGCGGGAATCGTTACTCACGGTCGAGTAAACCCTGCTGCGGCCCCTTTTCCTATGTCATCAATCCTGGCAGCAGTTAAAACCGCTCTGCCTCTTATCGATTTCCGGGAGGACTAAATAAATGGATCAGTCACTTTTCATAGACTGGGTAAGAAAATACTTCCCGGCAATTGTAATTAGCGTAACTGAGCGGGTAAACGGTACGGGTAACCCCTTAACTTACCTGCATAAAACGCTATTACGTAAAGAATTCTCCGTTTCTGGTAAATGGGAAGCTCTTTCTGCCTCAAATACTCGGGTTATGGCCGACATCGTGGCCATGGATTCAGTATTGCCGCTGAAAATCCGGGATTCAATCGGGAAGGCTTCTGGCGACATTCCTAAAATGGGTATGGAGCTTAAGCTTACGGAGCAGCAACTCACGGATCTGGATACGCTGGTAGCTTTAAAAGCTTCTGAGCAACAAATTCTCACTAAGTTGTTTGCTGATACCAGTAAAGCAATTACAGGTATTCATGAACGTAACGAAGCTATTTTCCTGCAAGGTGTTTCTACGGGCGTTGGTCTGGTAGAAGACGATAAAAACGTAGGGGTAGGTATTCGCCTGGATTACGGGTACTTGACGGCTAACAAATTTGGCGTTAGCACCTTGTGGTCAACGCCTGCAACGGCTAAACCGCTTGATGATCTCCAAAAGATGATCGACAAGTCTAAAAAAGACGGCCGGGCGATTATCAAATTCTATACGGACAGCTTCGCGTTCCGGAATATGGCAGCTACCACTCAAGTGAAAGAGCAGTATGCTTTTATTAAAGGATTCGTCGGTTCAAATATGCCGATTCCTGATTTAGAGCAGGTGAATGAAGTGTTGCAGCGGAAGTTTGGAGCTACGATTGAACTAGTGGACCGTTCGGTGATCTTCGAGAAAAACACTGTTCAAACCTCGTATAAGCCCTGGGAAGAAGGTGCTTTTGTAGCCATCACCAGCCCCCAAGTTGGTATGCTCACGTATGCTACTTTGGCTGAGAAAAACCACCCTTTTGCTGGCGCTGTGTACGAAGAGTCAGATGATTACATTCTGGTTTCCAAATACCGCACCAACAAGCCCTTGGCTGAATTTACCAGTTCTCAGGCCCGCGTTGTTCCTGTAATCGTAGCGGAAGGTATCTATCTGTTGAACACTAAAACCGTTCAAGCATAATGGCAAAGTCAACATACGTGGTACTTCAGGAATTCCGCGATAAGGACAACTTCGATAAGAAGTACGAAGTAGGCGAAGAAGTAAGCTTTGATGGACAGCGTCTGGAGACTCTAACTGGTCTGGGGCTGATCCAGCAAAAAGGGGGTGAAAAAGCCTCGGACCCTAGTAAAACCGATGAGGACAAGCAGACCGTTTTCACCGAAGTCCCAACACCACCTTACAAAATTGGAGATACTTGGCAGAAAGGTCAGGAGGTTTTCAAGGCGGTAAAAGGGAAGGCTAAGAACGGAAAATTCGCCGATGCTGACTGGGAATTAGTACAGGCAGAACCTACCCCTCCTGCCGATAATACCGGCGAGGGTGGAGAGGGCAACGGTACTGGCGGTTCAAATCCTTTACTGGACTAACGGAGTACCCTATATGGCAACAATACGGGAAGTTTTGGTTGATAGGTTTTCTGAGTTGGATGTAGAGCTCTCTACCGTTAAGGTGGAGACTCTACTCACCGACTCGGACTTAAACGGCGATACTACGTATAGTAAAGATCGTAAGAAGGATATTGACCTAATCATCGCCCATTACATACCCGTTTTGTTGAATCGAGCTGATGTAGCTGAGGGCGGCTTTTCGGTCAAATATGACCGTAACAGCCTGCTTACTTATTACAACTACCTATGTGCTCAGTTGGAAATCGAAAATGTTTTCACTGCAGCTCCGGTTGTACAGGACCGCTCGAATCTATGGCGAAGCAGTATGCATACGAGCTTTGGGTATTTCAAGTCAGTGAAAGCTACCAGAATGGTAACGGAGACTGGGTAGAAGGTACGTCTGAGTGGGTAAACGTTTCAAAATGCCGGGACGAATCTAACTCACAGGGCCAGAGCATTAATCTGGTTGATGGGTCGTCTTATCGATTTGAATCACTCATCCAGTTGCCTAAAAAAGCACCCAAGGTGGAAGCCGGGGCCAGGGTTGAAGTCCGAGACGGTACAGAAGTTCGCTTATCGGCGATAGTGAAACGTTTCTCAAAAGATCAACTACACTCCCGGATATGGGTATAAAGCCGAAGTTCACCAAGGCAGAAATCCGGTCAACGTTTGTGCAACGGAAAGACCGCATTGAGCAGGCTATTCTAGCGACGCTGATGTATCTGGGTGAAATGTGCGTAAACCATGCACGCTCGGTTAATACCTATCAGGATCAAACCGGTAATCTTCGAAACAGTATTGGCTACATCATTGTCAAAAACGGCAGGACGATAGCTTCTTCCTTTGTCAAGTCGGTTACGGGAACAGTTGAAAGTGATGAGGACGGCGTAAAGATTGGCAGGGGTCTAGCCAGAGAATTAGCTAAGCAGCACAATACCGGTTATGCTCTCATTGTGGTGGCTGGTATGAATTACGCGGCTGCGGTAGAATCGAAAGGCTTTGACGTGTTAAGCTCTGCTGAGCACCTGGCTGAAAAAGAGTTTCCCCGAATGATCCGGGATCTGAAATTGCAAATCGCGGCATGAGAACCACCTTTGATCAGGAAGATATATTGTATTCCATACTGGCTACATCTGCTGTCAAAGCCGCTGTGTCTGGTGGGATATACAAGCAAATCCGACCTGATGATTCCAAGATGGAAGATGTGGTAATCAATTCGCTTCCCATTGATCAAGGCTCCGTACAACGCAGTACAGCAAACGTCAATGTGTACGTGCCCGATATCCAGATTAAGATCAACGGAAAGAACCAGTATCAGCCTAATACCACCCGCCTCAAAGCGCTTACAGCCCTCATAGTTCCTGCTTTACAAGAGCGGTATTCGTCCGAAAAGTGGAATTTCTGGATTAGTAATCAAACGACGTTCCGAGAGCAGGAAATCAATCAGCATTACTTGAATCTTAGAATCGAGTTCAAGTTTCATAATTCGTAATCACCTTATTTTCAAATTGATATGGCAAGCGTAGTTACGTTAGGTTTAGCCTCAATTGAAGTAGGCGCTGTAGCTGCTGACGGAGGTCCCGGCACTACTCTTACTTCCCTGGGATACACGTTCGAGGATTCCTGCACCATGACTCAGGATGATCCGGAAGTCAATGAGTTTTTCGCCGAAGAGGTTGAAGACCCCATTGTGCGGAAAATGAAAAAAGGCCGGACTACGTTCGCCTGGCAACTCATGGACCCCGACGCGGAAACGCTTCAAAAAATCTTTGGAGGTACTGTTTCATCCGGTACTCCGAAAACGTGGAGTGCTCCGGATGTCACCCCTTCTATCGAACAGACGGTTAAAATCACACCTCACGAAGGTTTGGTTATCACCATCCCTCGAGGCTCACTGGTAGCCAAAGTAAATGCTCAGTTTAGCCGCAAAGGTATGTTCCTGGTTGACATTTCCGTTGTGCCGCTAAAGCCCAAGAAGGCCGGTGTCGGTACGATGCAGGCAACTAATCCGGCTTAATTATCCCCGACTATAAAAGCCTTGGATCACTCTGGGGCTTTTATGTAATTACCCACCTATGGAGGTCAATCCTGAAGTGTTTGATGCCTTACAGGCTGAAAAACAAGAGCTCGACATATTGATCGAAAACGGCGTCAAATTCAAGACGCCCATTCGGAGCTGGCTACGCTTCCTGAGTAAAACCAAAGAGCGAACCTTCATTATCCAGCAACCCTATTTAGGCACTCTGGATTACATCACCGCTGAGTATATCCGGATGGATTTCTCAGAGGAGCGAATTAAAGAGGATCCGCTCGGCGAATCGAAACGGCTGGCCTTGGTGAATGCCAAACGCTGTGCTCGCATCATCGCCCTGTGCATTCTCAACGGTAAGCTAAAAATAGCTCTGTTCTCGGGTGTGTTGACGCAGTATCTGCTTTGGCGGTTAACCCCTTCCAAGCTATTCCAGATTGCTCTATTGATCAACACGATGAGCAACATCGCGGATTTTACAAACTCTATCAGATTGATGTCCACAAACCCAAGGGCGACAGCTCCGGATCTGATAGAGAAGAAGGAGCCAAAGGCCTAAAAAGCCCTTTTGGTACGCGCGGGGCCATTTGTGCGCATTATGGCTGGTCTTGGGAATACCTGCACTGGGGACTTCGCTGGCCAATCATGCAACGAGTTCTCATCGATGCCCCTGGCTACGAGATGCCTAAGCCGGAAGAGAAAGAGGTCAAGGAAAAGAAAAAGCTGACCAAGCAGAATGCCAAGGACATCATGAATTACATCAATAGTCTTGACTCATGAATAATTCGGGACCACTCGATTTTGAAGCCGATATCGACGATAGTTTTTTCAATCGAAAGATTGACGAGATGCAACGTCGTATCCTGGGTTTCGGAACGTACGTTACCAACGAAACGGGCAAAATCGATAAGGGTTTCAAGGGCATTAGTCAATCTGCAGTACACTTTACTACTCAGCTGAGCGATGTTCCAGGCCAGATGAGTAAAGCCAGAAGCGAGGTAAGAGCGTTTGATGGAGCTTTGGGTTCAATCCGTGGCTTACCTCCTATCCTGAACCGTCAAATCAGCGATGCTCAGCGGGGCTTTGAAGGCTATTCCCGTACGGTACGTTCTGAGAACGATAGAATTGGCCAGAGCTTCAAGATGATGAGCCAGTTGGCCGCCGGCTATTTGACGTTTGCATCCCTTCAGCAGCTTCCCGGTGAAATCATTAAGGTAAGAGGTCAATACCAGCAATTGGAGATTGCCTTTACCACCATGCTGAGCAGTAAGGCAAAAGCAGATGCCTTGCTTGCTGATGTAGTCCAGTTTGCCGCTAAAACGCCGTATGGTTTAACAGATACTGCACAAGGGGCTAAGCAGCTACTTGCATATGGAGAGCAGGCCGAGAAGATTATTCCGGCGCTCGTTAAACTTGGAGATATAGCTGCGGGTATTGGAGCCCCTTTAAATGACATCGTTTATCTGTACGGTACCACGATGACTCAGGGCCGTCTGTATACGCAGGATTTAAATCAGTTCACAGGCCGCGGCATCCCGATGATTCGGGAACTGGCTAAGCAGTTCGGGGTAGCCGAAAGTAAAGTCAGGGATCTGGTCGAACAGGGGAAAGTAGGCTTTCCGGAAGTGCAAAAGGTCATTGATAATTTGACCAAAAGCGGCTCGATGTTCGGCGGCCTTATGGAAGCTCAGTCCAAATCGTTAACAGGGCTTACCGCCCAACTTTCTGATGCCTGGAAAGGAATGCTTAACGAAATAGGCAAGAGCAATGAGGGTATCCTGGCTTCCGGGATTGGTGCAGCCGCTACCCTGGTTGAGAATTACGAGAAGGTCATTGATGTTCTCAAAGTGATGGTGGCCACGTACGGCGCTTACCGTACCGCCATTCTTGCCGTTGCAGTCGTTGAACAGGTTAGGGCTGCCATGACGACTGTCGAGACGATTAAGAAGTTCAATGGAGCCAGCATGGTGGCTGTTCAGGTCACCCGGCAGTTGACCGTAGCCCAAGCCGCTCAAGTAGTCGTATCTCAAGCCGCTACTCGTGCGCAGACTGCGCTTAATGCTTCTATCCTCGCCAATCCTTACGTTCTGGCCGCTACCCTACTTACGGGGTTGATCACCGCCGTGGTAGTATTCCGCAACGAGGCAACCCAGGCAGAAAAAGTACAGGAGCGGTTAAGCGAAGCCATGAACCGAGCCACGGAACAGGCGTCATCTGAAATTGCAAAAATCGAGGTCCTTAAGACTCAAATCAACAACGAGAATCTCAGCCGCGACGAGCGGAATAAAAAGCTGCAGGAGCTTATTCGGTTATCGCCGGAACACCTCAAAACCTTGACGCTTGAAAACGTTGCTACCGCCGACGGTACGACTGCGCTCAATACGTACATCGAGGCTTTGAAGCGAAAGCTTGAACTGCAGGAGATTGAGAAAGAGCTTACGGATTCAATCAACCGGCAACGAGCTGCTCGGGACGGTGAAAACGATTTGCCTTTCCTTGAAAAGCTGAAACTCGGTTTAACACAGACGGGAAGTATGACGGGCGTACCAAGCCAGAACCGAAATTTCGGAGCTGAGGCGGCTGATGCTACCCGAAAGTACAACGATCGGATCGTCAAGGATGAGGATGCCATACAGGCAAAGCTTAAGGAGCGGGTTAAAACGATTTCCGAAGTGGGCAAGGCTACCACAGCAACCGAAGGCGGCAATCAGAAAGCCGTAGCTAAAACGGTTGAATGGTACGATGCTCAGATTAAATCTCTTAAAGAGCAGCAGGCCCAGAGTGCTACCTCCCGGGCCGAGTTTGATAAGTTCCAGAAGCAAATTGATGCCCTTGAGAAATCCCGTAACCGGTTGACGGGCCAGAAGACTAAAGCCGATAAAGATGCGGAAAAGGTTGGTCCGATGGGTAGTCTTTCCTACTGGGAAAATGTAGCTAAGAAAGCCCAGGAGGTCATCGATAAAACCCCTGAAACCAATAAAGGGGTATTGGCCCGGCAAAACGCCATTAAGCTGGATGCTGAGCGCAAAGCGGCCGCTATCCGGAAAACCCTTGAGGTGAAAACCTTTGAAGATGAACTCGCTGAGAAGAAAAAGCAGTATGAGCTCTACACCAAATGGGTTGAGTTCGTAGATAAACAATCCGCCGACGAGCGGTTCAGCGATTTGCTCAAAAATGGTAATACGTATGCTGATTACCTTAAAGGTGAGATCGGTAAGCTCAAAGCCCTTGAGGACGAGGGTACTATTTCCGTTGAGGGTTCAAAGAACCTGGTCTCGTTGAATATCCAGTATCAGGAAGCTACGGGTGCTAAAACGGCCATCGATCTGTTCCGGGAAAGCCTCACCCGTGCCAAAGATGAAGCGAAGAACCTCACGGACTACCTGACCGAATTAAAAGCGAAACAGGACAGCCTGGAAGGCGACACTACTGATTACGGCTTTGAAGCCCGACAGGCACTAGCTGAGGAAATCAATACAACCGAAAAGCAGCGTAAAGAGCAACTGGCGCAATTCCTCAATCAGGTTCTCGGATCCGAGGAGCAACGGCTTGCGGTGTCAAAGAGATACGCTGACCTCAGAGCGGCACTTGAGAAAAAATTCAACAACGATCGAGGGGCCGAATATCAGAAAGCTTTAAAGGCCATCAACACGGCTGAAAAGCGTGAATATGAAGATTTAGCTATCCAACAGGCCGAAGCTTCTCAGGCCTTCAAAGACCTGAATAAGGTAATCGATGCCCAGGGCCGGGAAGCACTAAAGATTCGTATTACTCGTCTGAAAGCTTACCTAAAAGAGCTGGAAACTACGGTAGGTAAAGAAAGTGAGCTGTTTAAGCAGACTGCCAATGAAATTAAAGATTTGGGCTTTGAGCTTAATCGGGAAACACTTGACGACTACCGGGTATTTGCAACTCTAGCCGGTGATCTGGGCGAAGCCCTTTCGCAGGTAAACGGTGGCTTAGGTGAAACAGGGCGATTGCTTTCGGGCATTTCCTCCCAGGCCAACCTGGTAACGATTGCCTTTGACGAATCAGCTTCCAAAACGGATAAAATCGCTGCCGGCATCTCGGGTGTGATTGGGTTGATTGATATTATCGCTTCATCAGCTCGCCAGCGTAAACAGGCAGAGGAAGAGTATTACCGCTCAGTCATCGCCCAGCAACAGCAATACAACATTCTTCTTAATGACCAGGTTGGGCTACAGTCCGAGCTGAATGAATCGGTTTTCGTTAAGGATTTCCAAGGCCGGCTTAAGGACGGTATTGCTAAGCTCAATGATGCCAACGAGGGATATCAGGAAGCACTGGATAAGCTCACGAATGGTCGGGCCAAAGCTGGCCAGAAAAACGCCGTGGACGGTGCTAACATTGGTAAAGGCATTGGTGCTGGCGCAGCGGCCGGGGCGGCTATCGGCTCAATTGTCCCCGTTATCGGAACTGCGGTTGGAGCCATTGCCGGCGGTATTGTTGGTGGCATCGTAGGGCTCTTTGGGGGTAAGAAGAAAAAGGATGAGTGGGGTTCCCTGCTTGAAATGTATCCGGACCTGGTCAAAGAGGCCGCCGACGGCTGGGAAGAACTCGATGAAGAACTGGCGCAGACTCTCATTGATCAGAACCTGGTGGATGAGAATACGAAACTTCTGTTGCAAAACACGATTGAGTGGATGCAGCAGATTGAAGAAGCCAAGGAGCAGGTTAAGAATGTGGTTTCTGAGCTGGCCGGCTCCCTGGGTAATACGTTACGGGATTCACTGGTAACGGCCTTCAAAGAAGGTACAGATGCTGCTCAGGCCTTCGGTGATAGCGTGTCTAAAATCCTTGAAGACATGCTTAAACAACTCATCTTCAATCAGGTCTTCTCGGCCAGCTTTAAAAAGCTCCAGGACGAAATGATTGCCTCTTACGGTCCAGATGGTGACGGCAGCTGGATTGATGACTTCGGTAGATTCTTTAGTGAAGCTAAACCATTACAGGACCAGCTGTTTGCGATGATGGAGGATGCCCGAGAAGCAGCAGCTAAATATGGCCTTGACATCTTTCAAAAATCTGCCTCTGGTAAAGATGCCGCGAATAAGGCTTTGTCTGGAGCTATCAAAGGTGTATCTGAGGAAACAGCGTCGGTCCTTGCTGGCCAGATGAATGCCATCCGGATCAATGGTGCAGAAACGCTATTCACCATGAAAATGGCACTAACTCAGCTTACCGAAATTGCCGCGTATTCTCGCTATATGCGGTTTTTGGAAAGCATTGATGAAAAGTTGGGTTCGATTCAATCATCAGACCCCCTACGCTCGAAAGGAATTACAGGATAATGGCAGAGAACGATAAAATACTGGATATCCCATTTAACGACCCGGACGGATCGGATGAGGCGCATGACCAGTCCGATAACCAGGCGAACGCGGCTCTCATCGGAGCACGATTCACGCAAGGGCGGGTAAATCGGGCGGTCAATTTTCCTGGAGAGGGGCGGGCTGAGATTACTCAAAAGCTGATTCCACTGGATGGCGAATACACCTTTACCTGCTGGGTGATCGCTGATGAGTTTGTGGATGGTCCAAATGCTTCCTGGATATTATTCAAGTTTCCCGGCGAAGGAAATTACGTCTATGTGGATTTACACTCCCCCATGACGAGCTGGACCTACGTTGCCATCATTCAGGAAACCGATAAGGTCAGTGTGTATCTGAATTCACGTTTTGTGGGGTCAGAAGAGTTTCCGCCCGAATGGGGAGCACCTACGGGCTGGTGTCTGCTCAACGACAACCCTTTCAACGGGACGGGTCACAGCAGCTATGAAGATTTGACGATTTACCAGGGCATTAATTCCGGTGAGATCATTACCCCTCCCGTTGCAAACATGGAAGTTACCTACTCAGTAAATGGACGCAATTTCAAAGATTTTGGCGTCTGGGTGTCAGAATCCGATGGGGTAATTGACAACCTGAATATGAAGGAGCCCTTCAAGGTAGAATGGGACGAATATCACGGCGAAGTAATTGATTTGAACCGGCCGCGCTACGATGTGCGCGAGATTTCCCTTTCCTGCTTCATTGAGGGCGTAGGCCGGGATGAGTTTCTGGATCGGGTGAAAAACTTCCTGGCTGAGTTCACCAAACCGGGTACTCAGCGCCTGATGATTCAGGTTCACTCGAGCAAACCCCTGGTGTATGAGGTGTATTGCCGGGAATCGGTCAACCTGCAGAAAAAATGGTCGGATGACCTTATGGTTGGAACGTTCGTTCTCAAGCTCCGTGAGCCCGAACCCGTTAAAAGGGTCCTCAAATTCACGGGTACTGGCACCGCTACGATTACGCTGACTTCCAAATGGATGACCAGCATTTACTGGGGTGACGGCTCAAAAACCCGTAACGTCTACGGTACCAACAAAACCGTTTCCCACAATTTCACGACCGGCGGAGATCATTACATCATTGTTGCTGGCATGATTGAAGAGATGACCGGATTTAGCTCGAACGCACCCATTGTATGGAATCAGTTGTAATCATAAAAGCCAACGGTACCGAGTTACCACTCATGCAGCAGGAGCCCGTCATCACCGTGACGAAGGCTCAGCAGTACCGTGAGCTTTTGGGGGAAGATCGGGTAATCGTATCTGTTGAATCAACCGCTCCTCTAGATATTGAAATTGGAGATAAGGTAATCGCTTTCGGCGAAGAGTACGTACTCAACGTCATGCCCGTTGCCCGCAAAAACAGCGCCCGTAAATTCGTCTACGATCTGACCTTTGAAGGTCCTCAGTACGAGCTATTGAAGGTCGTGTATTTCAACACGGATATCAACGGCGTGAATACCTCCAATGAATTCTCGCTGACGGGTGATTTGCAGATGTTTGCTAACGTGCTCATCAATAACATTACCCGGGTGTTCGGCTCAAAGTGGACCCTGGGTAGCGTTGAGACTTCCATTGTCAAAACCCTCTCCTTTTCAAACGAGAACTGTCTGGCCGTACTGCAAAAGATCTGTCAGGAATACAACACGGAGTTCGAAATCATCCGCTCTGCTGGCGGGAACCGAACCCTGAGCTTTAAAAAGGTTGGGCAGCTACTCGGCCACATTTACGAGTACGGCCGCGCTGGCGGTCTGTACAATTTGAAACGCGAAACGGTTTCCGATAAGAATTTCATTACCCGCCTTTATGCGTTCGGGGGAGAGAAAAACCTGAAATCCAATTATCGGAATTTCTCGCCGCGGCTGCGGATGAACACGTCAGGCAGTTACTTAGAAAATGCCGCCGCCAAAGCCGCCTTTGGACTTATCGAAGGCTCCAAAAACTTTGATGAAATCTACCCGCATCGCACGGGAACCGTCACGGCTCTGGGCGGTGATAAGCTCACCTTTACAGATGCGGGGATGGATTTCGACCTGAGTGAAATCGTACCCGGCAGCACGACGACCGTAAACGGGAAAGAAGTCAGTCAAACCAAGTGGTTGATTCAGGGTGTATCGGCAAAAGTGCATTTCAACACAGGCAATTTGGCGGGTTACGAATTCGAGATTGCCAAGTACGCTCACGCTAGTAAAACCTTCACGCTCCTACCCTTCAAGGATGAGCGGGGCCTTGAGTTTCCGGGTGATTCCGGGGCGTTCTCGATTGCCGCCGGTGATAAGTATGTGCTACTTGACATTGTCATGCCTGATAGCTACGTGGCCACTGCCGAAGCGGAACTACAGGCCAAAGCCCAGGAATACCTGGATGACAATTCCGCGCCTCGGGTGCAGTACAGCCTTGAGGTAGATGAGATGTACCTCTCTGACTTTGCCACGGAGGGAGCCCTGACGAATTTCTACGCCCTGGGTGATCAGTTGCAAATCAAGGACGCTGACCTTTTCATCGATAAGGCTAGTCGCATTATTTCCTTCTACCGGGATTTGCGATACCCGTACCGCTATACGGTCAACATCGCCGATACGTACAACGTAACGCTGATTGAGCGGATCATTGCCGATAATTCGGATACCAAAACCATTATCCGGATTAATGACCTCAGGGACGCGGCCCGGGCACGTTATGGCTGGCGTACCACCCAGGAGCTGCTGTCGATGATTTTCGATACGGACGGCTACTTTACCGATGGCCACATCAAGCCCGAGAGCATCGAAACCATGATGCTGGTTGTAGGAGCTAAGTCGGGGCAGTTCATCTTAAATGTAGTCATCGAGCCTAATTACCAGGGCAACTTCAACGTCGTAAAGGTGAATGCGGGAACGCTTACTCACTATACGATTGAGGAAACGATTCGTACTTGGCAGATTCAGATTCAGACCTACACGATCTCAGATAACGCGGCCCGCTACATCTACGCCAAGTGCAGCAAGACGAATTACTCCGATGGCAACATCATTTTCTCGACCGCCCAGATTAAGCCCGACGACGATCCGAATTATTACCACTTCCTAGTAGGTGTTCTACATGCGGTGGATACCACGCTCGGGGTTCGCTGGTACAGTCTGACGTACGGGGCTACCAGCATCAACGGCCGGTTCATCAAAACGGGACGCATCCAAAGCTTTGACGGCACTACCTACTTTGATCTGGACGCAGGCGAGATAGCTGGTTACATCAAGTTCATCCGCTCTGACGGTACGGTAAAAGACATTGCCGAAGTTGATCAGGATCTGAAAGACTTCGTGGATGTGGTCTACGCTGGCGATAAAGAGGAGCTGCAGGAGCAAATCAATAAAAAGGTGGAAACCTGGTTTCAGGATACGAACCCTGCTACCTGGCCCGCAGAAGACCGGGCGCAGCATACAGGCGACATCTGGTACAAAACCAATACCAACGAGGCTTTCCGCTATGATGGCGCTTCGAACGCTTGGAATCCTATTAAGGATAAAGACGCATTGGCGGCCCTGGCCAATGCGGCCAAAGCGCAGGATACGGCCGATGGCAAGCGGACTACGTTCGTAGGGGCCTCAAATCCCGTCCCACCCTATCAGATTGGGGACATCTGGCTCAAAGAAGACAAAATCCTTTTACGATCGGTAGCGAACCGGCTGGAAGGTCAGGCATTTAATCCGCTCGACTGGGTAGAAGGCACTTACTACGACAACACCGTTACGACCATTGATGGAGGCATTGTCACCTCTGGCCGCATCCAGTTGGCTGGCGTGAACGGTTCGATTTTGGCTGGTATATCCGGAGAAGGTACGACGGACGCTTCTATACGGTTCTGGGCCGGCGCCTCGTACGGTAATCGGGGTATTGCTCCGTTCCGGGTAAACCAAGGGGGCGAGATGTGGGCCAGAAAACGAATCGAGCTTTTAAATGAAAACAACGTTGGAGAGGCTGGAATTTCTGGCTCTAATACATCAGCTGACGGATCTATTCGCTTTTGGGCAGGAACTCCTTACGAGAATCGAGGAAATGCCCCTTATCGGGTTTTGGCGGACGGAACTTTCTTCGCTACTAAGGGCCAGATAGGCAATATGCGGATTGCTGACGGGGGACTATCCAATTTGAATGCTTCGAACGCTTTCATTGGTCAAGCCAACGTAGTTCTGGAAAGCTCTACCGTTAAGGCCCGTATTGGTACCAACGTATTCTCAGCGGCGACGGGCATTACGGCTGCTGGCTACTTCTATAACTCGGGTAATGGGTCTGCGGACTATGCACTCATTGTGGAAGGTAAGGCCAAATTTGACCAGCTTGTATTAACGGGTAAGCCTTACCTACACGTCAGTGCGGGCTCAGGCTTAACAACGATTAATCCTGATCTGTACGACGTGGTATTCGTGAATAATCCACCTTCAGGCGGTCTAGACAATAGTTTCCAAGTCTCAGCAAGCTCGAATATTTCCCCTGGCAAAACGATAGCGTTTGTGAGCATGCGCAACGAGTCCTTTTATATAATCAATACCATCAGAGGTACCAGCTCTAACCTTCAATTCAATGGCGGTAGCATCGTCACAATCGTCTACGCTCCGGACAACAAATGGTACATCCAAAGTAACTATGACAACAACTGGTAAGATGACTCAGATAGAACTCACCATTGCGGATCGTGCAATCATCGCTTCGCTACTGCCCCAGCGGGGCGGCAAAATAAAAATGCTCGTGGCCAAGTCAGTAGCGGATTTGATAGAATTCTCACTGTCAGAAATCCAGCAGTTTGAAATGAAGGACTCAGGCGATGGATTGATCACTTGGAATCCGGCAAAAAGCCAAGCCTTCCAATTCGATTTTTATCAGGATCAGATTGATCTAATTAAGGAATGTCTAGCCGATGCCGATAAGCGGGAAGCGATTACCCGGGAGATGTTACCCCTGATTACCAAACTCGAAACAGTAAAAAATTAACTCGTTCACAGTCAAAATTTTAATGTTATGGGAGTCCTTTTTGGAGTAGGCGATTTCGGACTGGAGGATCTATTGATAGCGGCACAGACAGCCGAACAAACGGCGGTTACCGCAAAAAACCAGGCTATTGCTGCGGCTGAATCAGTTAAAGACGGTATTCCTCAAGGCCCTTGGAATGCAGCAAGTAATTTGCCTGCGTTAACAGCTAATTCCTCAGCCTTCCCAGAGGCCGCTTTTTTCGATGTAACCTTTGGTGGAGCAGCTCCTTTCTCAGGTGTCAATTTTCTGGCGGGCGAAATGATCGAAGAAGGGGCAAAACTCAAAAGGCAAGGCACCCAATGGTACAAGGTACCTTTTAGCGTTGGCGATAATAGCATTTCAGGTCGCAAAATATCGGATAAGGCAGTCACGCCCGGAAAAACGTCGTTCATGGTTCCAGGCAAAAACCTTTTTGATAAAAACGATCCTGGAAACGTAACGGGGAAATATGTGCGTTTTGACACAGGGAGTCTGGCGGATAATGCTACTTATTTAGCAACTTCGCTTATTCCTGTTAGTGGGAATACTACCTATTCGGCGACTATCATTCGTCAAACGGCTTACTATACAGCTAGTAAAACGTACATTTCCGGAATCAATATTACCGACAGTACCAGCTCTTTTACTACACCTGCTAATGCCGCTTATGTTCGCATGTCCATCCCCACAACACTGGTAAATGTGGAAGCGTACCAGATTGAATTGGGATCTGTAAAAACGGCTTATGAACCATTTTCGCCAGTGTTGTCTGGCGTAGCCATACCCGACAATTCTGTAACGGCTAATAAAATAGCCAATAATAGCATTAATGCTTCAAAGCTGTCCGGCGGATCGGTAACAGCGGATAAAATAAGTAATGGTGCTATTGGATCTGATAAAATTGCAGTTGAAGCGGTCAGTCCAAGTCAAACCAATTTTATCAAACCCGGGAAAAATAAGTTCAATATAAACGACTCCGGAAACGTTATAGGCAAATATGTTAGTTCGACTAACGGAAATCTGGTAGATAACTCCACGTATAATTCAACGCATTTCATTCCTGTCATCCCTGGAACAACTTACTACCCCAGCTTCAAGCACCAATTAGCCTTTTACGATTCATCAAAGATTTATATTTCAGGCTTATCCAATACAAGGACTGATCAATTTTTCACAGTTCCTGCAAACGCTTATTTTGTGCGTATTAGCGTCGGTACTGGTGGCTGGAATGTTTTTCAGTTGGAAGAAGGTTCCACGGGAACGGCGTATGAAGCTTATTTGGTAAAAATTACGGGGGTTGGCGTTAATTTGAACGATAATGACGTAAAAACGTCCAGCATTCAAAATAATGCGGTTACTGCTGATAAGATTGGATCGGGAGCGGTAACGCCCACGAAAGCCAATTTTTTAACGGTTGAAACAGGCGTAAATAAATTTAATAAAGCTACAGTTACGAGTGGTATTTTCATGAATACAAACGGATCTACTCAATCAAATCCTACGTATGCTTTGTCAGATTTTATTCCTGTAACCGAAAATCAGGAGTACTACGGAAAAGCTACCGGGGCGGCTGGCAGTATGCGTTTTGTGACTTATTTTGATGCCAACAAAACCGTGGTCCAGCCTGGGATGGGTTCGGCTGGGTATTCGTTCACGCCACCAACAGGGGTAAGGTTTGTCCGGCTTACCATGAGCATTCAGGATCTGGATATTTTCCAGCTTCAAAAAGGCTCTTCTTCACTGCCTTATCAGGCATACGAAGAATACTATAAGATTGCAATGGAAAGTGGCCCTAAGCTAAAAGCGGACGCGGCTACGGATACACTTTTATCTACAATAACCGACTACGTAAAAGCTAATATTTCTGTTGAAAAGCCCCTGGCGGAAGAACTGACGATTGCTCCTAAAATCTATTGGCCTACAAACCGTGAACTAGCAATTTATCCCGAAAACATGATGAAGCAATGGGATAAATGGAAGGGTCACGTTGATATGTCAGTTTCGTCAATTTCCAACGCTAAACAAACGGGAAGGGCTTTAAAACTTACGCCCGTTTCGGGGCCTAGTGCCTTGATTGGATCAGTGCTTGATGCAAATTACGATCAGGCATTTTCCTTTACTTCGTCGATTATAGGTGTCGGTACAACAAATACGAATCCCGTTAAAATTATGAATATCGGGGATAGTTACACGTATCGTAGTTCCTTTGTAAATCGACTGATGGCGGTTGTTCCGGGCGGGGTTACTTTCTTAGGTACTAGAAATACAACTTCCTCGACGCCTACGATCTTAAGCGAAGGCCGGGGGGGGTGGTTGCTTCAGACGTATTCAGTCCTGAATAAATCCCTGTATAGCCCCTTCATTCAACCTACTGCGGGTAGTTATTTATACAAGGGAAATACTGAATTCTGGATCAAAGCAAACGCGGGGCTTTCCGATACGGTAGGGCAAGGCTACGATTACAACCGTTTCGTTTTTGCTGATCAGTTTGACCCTGCAACTGGGTACCCAAAAGTTCACCGGGCAAATGATGTAATTTACGATAATGCCCAAAGTAAGTTTTTCTACAGTACAGGTTCTGCTTGGGTAGAAATCGCTGAATCAACGCTGAATTTTGGCCTGAACTTTGGCAAATATCGTCAGTGCTGGGGCGTTGACGCTCCTGATATTGTTCATATCATGTTGGGTACGAATGATTTCGCTGGATCTACTGGTACAACCTTTGTCAATTCGTGGCCTGCCTATAAAACGCGGTATGATGCCTTAATCGCTTCCATCAAAGCAGACGTCCCTTCAGTTAAAATCATTGTAGGGGTTCCCTGTTCTTCGGGTCAGCAGGGCAACGAAGGCGTAGGGGCTTTTAATCGTAGAAAGATAGCCTACTGGTTAGCGGCAAAGAATCTTATTGATACGTACAAAAACCGGGAGTCTGAATCTATATACTTGGCAGACTATCACAGTACAGTAGATCGAACGTTTGGGTACGGTCGGAGTTACGAAAAGCCCTTTCAGAACTATACGGGAGCCGAAACTTTGACGCTGACCGCTCAGCAAACCGAAGCGTATACTTCAGATGCTGTCCATATTAGTCCAGATGGTTTCAACCAAGAGGGCGAACAGTACTTAGCTCTGATCCAATATTTGAGAAGTTTATAAATGAAGAATCCGGGCGAAATAACAAAAAAGCACTTAGCGTTTTAAAAGCTAAGTGCTTTTTTGTACAGTCATAACTAATTAATGATCAACTACTTAAACTCCAAAAAGGTCCAATTATGACCACATTTTTTACATGTACAATTATAAGTAATTGTATAACGTGTAACATCTCGAGTCTCAAGAATATTTACGTATGAACCTGTAGGGACGCCACTATTCATCACAGGATGTCTTACATAAGAACTAACCTTTTCTGTATATCCATCACTACGCTCTTTCTTAATATCTGGATTCCATGCTTTACATAAACGGCAGGCAAATTTTATCTTTCTTCTTATATAAATAAATAAACCATATAAAATTAATAAAGCGCATATGCCCATAAAAACATTGATCTGGAAAGCTCTGATAGTAGCTTTTCTTTCCCTTTCTCTCTTTTCAAACTCTATTTGTTCGCGCCAATTGGCTAAGTACTTATCAACTTTTTTTACTGTTTCAGGATTATCTCTATAGGCGTTGTTAGTATATACTTTGGCTGCTTGTACAGGACCTTTAGCAGGCTTTACGTCTTCTTCAAAAATGTAAAGTTCTGTTGAAAACCCAGGGCCAGGACCATCAAAATCTATATATTGTTGGATCCACATACCTGAATGCCCGTCATATTCGCCTTGAAAAAAATCTCCCCCACTTACTTTTAATATTTTTCCCTTTTTAATTTTAAGAGGTGTTCCACAACAATCGTAAACTCTAGCATTATTTGAAATGACTTCAAATAAACCTCCTTGTTTTATTATATGGTCAAATCTTTTGGGGTATGCTCCTTCTCCTATTAAGTGTAACCCGTCTTTACAGTTTTGGCTGAATCCGTTAAAACATGTGTAAAACACAAAAAACGTTAGTAAATATCTTTTCATAGGTGTAGGAATTTAATAATCGAATAACAATATACAACCAAATCTATAAATTCAAATCAGGAATCATATTCACTGCATCCTGTTTTTTCTTATCCATTACTTTAGCATATATCTGCGTGGTCTTTAGATCTTTATGGCCAAGCAATTTTGATACAGTAAATATCTCTGCTCCCAGATCGAGCATCAGTACGGCGAAGGTGTGGCGAGCACAATGGAAGGTTATCGATTTTTCGATTCCTGCTTTCATGCACCACTTTTGCAGCTCCATATTATGCCAGGCCGAATACTTGAGGCCGACGAAAACCCGTTCATCGGCTTTGCCCCTCTGGCCTAAATACGGCTCAGCCTGTTTACTGATGTCCAAGTACTCGTTTGACTTGGTTTTCTTCTGGGTGTAGCGAAGCCTTACCGATTCTCCGTGTTCCTGTACTTCTCGCCAGGTAAGTTTTTGAACGTCGCTCCAACGCAGACCCGTCAGGCATGCAAAAAGGAAAGCCCGCTTTAAAACCGGGTATCTGCACTCTGTTTTAATGAGAGCTTTGATTTCATCAAGCGTCAGATAGCTCCGGTCAGGCTCACCCGCTTTGGGGCTTTCCATAATGAGATTTGGATTGATGGGGAGTATACCCTCCTCAAAGGACTGCTTGAGGCAGGCCTTTAATTTATTGAAGTAGCTATGCTTGGTATTTTGGGAAAGGGGCGTACCGCTCTTGGTGCGGGCTTTCTTTTCCAGGTAAGTCCTAAAGCCCTCAACGAATTTTACATCAACGTCTTTGAACGTAGTGCTGGACTTACAGTATTTCTCAAGATGCTTTAAGGCACTATCCCAGTTACCGTAATTGCCTTTCGAGTCGAGTCGTTCCTTGGCCACCCGCTCAAAGTATTCGAGGAAATTCAACTCGAGCTTAAAGGCAGAGCTAAAGCCGTACTCTTTGTTCTGAATCTCGACCTGGCGTTTGGCTCGGATGGATTGAGCCAGTTGAAGGGTCTCTTTGTTTTTGGACCGGTCGGCCGCCGATTTAGGTGGGATGAGATAAAGCTTTAGATATTCATAGGTCCGCTTCCCATTTAAATAGATATCGAGGAAAAGGCTTTTCACTCCGTCTTTGAGATCCTTTTCCCGCAAGCGGACGGTTTCTTTTGCAGTAGTTTTCCTAAGTGCCAT